GAAGTGCTCTTTGATAGCTCTTCTCCAGAGCTTCTTTGCATCAGGACTTTGCATTGTTATTAAATTTTGTAGATAATGTTCAGGTGAAGGTAGTAACTGAGTCATAAAAACTACTTAGATCCTACGAAGATCTTAGTTTCTATGAACTCCACCGCTTTATCATCTAGCTGGTTATCAGTAGAAGCAACTAACTTTTTAAGGACATCAACGATGAGCCTCTTAACTGAGTCTGACTTAGCAAAAGTTAAAATAATTGGTTTGAGTAAAGTAATCATTTGGGTTAGAATAGTTTAAATTTTTTATCTTTTTTAGGCTTGACTTTAACGATAGGTACTATGTCCTGACATACCTTAGCCATAGGTGTGCCGGGTCTATACATAAAACCCTTTTTCATTAAGTCTGCACATTTGTGTGCTCTTGTAATCTCATACTCGAGCTTCATCTTTTCTTCTTGGCGTTTAGCCAGTTCTTTACATTGTTTGTAACCTGTCTTATCTAGAGGTACCATAAAATTAATTTGGAACCCCCAATTTTCTGCCAGCGTATAGCTGCTAGGTTGCATAAACTCATCAAGCGGTTTAGTATGATTGCCCATATAAAACGGTTGGAATGTCATTGTACTGCCATTACAACTTATATTAGGACCATAATACTGTCTACTTTGTGCTCCATTGTTCTGAAATTGCACTGCCTGATTTGTGACATTACCAGTAGCTGCGGCGACTGGGTTACTAACATTGGTGTCTTCACCTTCAGCAAGTACGGGTGTACCTATTGAGAGAAGATAGAGTAAGATGAAGTAGTTGAATCTGTGTCGATTACCCGATCTATGGTTATCGTTTCGATAGTTCCTGCCTCTCTGGTTGTGATCTGTAGATCCCAATCCGTTGCGTTGGTTGTTGGTGTGTAGACTGTGTCTGCGTGACCAATACCTCCGGCACCAGTTATCGTAACGTTTGTACCACTGTAAGATGAGGAAGCTGATCCCTCGATCTCGTGTACTATCTCTTCTGTGATAGTTTGTTGTGTTGTTGTCGTGGACTGCATACTTCCTGTAGTGAAGGAAGGAGTCACTGTGTTTGCTCTTGCTATGCCGGGTGATAACAGAGCCAAGAGTATGATCCATTTTTTCATACTTTTGGTTTAGGTTTATTCATTGGGCAATTTACTGGTCCTTTACTACCACCATTTTTACCTGTAGTCAAACCGAATGTTGCCAAAGCTCCCGTAAAGACGCTTGCGACGAAAGTGATATCTGAGTTACCAGACTTCTTTACCATCGGTATTTCTACATAGTTCATAGTAATAATAAAACCTGACCAGACAACTACACCTAGTCTAACAAAGGTACCTAAGATTTCTATTTGATGCTCCTTATCTTCAGCAGCATCTTTTAGTTTACCTAAGAGTCCTTTCTTTTTTTCTTCTTCAGGCGGTTTTCCTTCCATTTGTTTATCTTACCTTGTAGGAATTTTTGTACTTTCTTCTTTATATTTTCTATAATCGGCTGTGTAAAAGTTGTAGCTGCAACTGCTGTAACAGCTGCTATGCTAGTTGTAACTAAAACCTCAGTCGAAGGTATAGGTATAGGCGGTAAATTTGGTATCTTTAACTTAGGAGCTGGCGGTGCCTCAGTTTTAGTTTCCTTAGGTTTTACTCCTTGTTCATCTCTAAGATCACTAGGAGGTACAACTAAAGGTACATAATAAGGTACGTCAGCTGTTGGTAAAGGTATAGATATAGTTTCTATTGTTTCTACTGGTGGTATTTCAATAGTGGGTATTTCCACTACAATGATTTATCTGCTATTAGTTTAGCTTTCCATAAAGCTTTAACATCTGTAGTCCATACAGCATTGCAGATTGCAGATATTTCTGCTGGTTCTCCTGATATGTCAGTATCAACTAGGTTGTCAGAAGCATCTAACGTACCAGCTTGCAGTACATATCTTTCAAAAGATCTTGTTAGTTCTGTGCCATCTTTTTTGATGACAGTTGCTTTGCGGACTTGCACCGCTTTGTATTGACCGACAACTTCTATCTTGTCGTATTCGATTGATTCGGCTAATGCCATTAGGATATATCTCCGATATAAACAGGTTTATGGCTTAGTTTTAAGACGTAGCTGCGGTCTATGAACTTGCGGTGTATATTATCGTGCCTCTTATATCTTTATTGTTAAGAGCAGTACTGTTATTAAAAACACTTCCAGTATCGGTGTACCAGTAAGCATAAGTTGAGCCGACTTGAACATATATTCTAAACGTGGCAATTTCTCCATATCCATGTGCAACTCCCGAAACACCAACATCATAAGGGTTGCCATTCGCTGCGGTAAAAGGTAATCCTGTAAATCTTAAATGATTTCCAACATGAGTAGTTTGGCTGTGAAATTTTACACGAAAAGTAGCAAATACCATTCTACCTATTTTTATATAATGACCTCTTTGAGCTACGTTGCCATCATAATCATAATTTAAACTATTTGCACTCCAAGTTCCTTCTTCATAGTCGTGCAAAAGTTCACTTGTGTTACCACTTGCATTACCATCAGCACTAAAGTCAATACCATTACCACTTGACCCAAACTTTAAATTTCCATTTACTTGGGTGTTTTGATTCAGAGTAGTTAATGTACTAGACATTATAAACTTTCTGTTGGAGTTATCATTACTATTATTAATGACAAACTGATCTCCATTTGTGCCATCTATACCAGCACTCCATGCACCACCATTTGCACCACTTTGACCTATACTAACATTAGCAAAACCAATTCTTGGAGCACCGTTACCACTTAATATAATACCTTGGTATGAAGTAGTATCGTGAACGTGTAACTGTTGATGTGCATTGACTGTGCCTATACCTACGTTCCCAGACGAATTTATCGTTAATCTTGAAGCATTATTAGTTAAGTCTCTTACAACAAATCCTCTACCGGGTGCATAAGCGTTATCTCCACCACCAACTCCTAATGTCCAATCTTGATTGCTACTTTGAGTATTTCGTAAGTTAATATTTCCACCCCATGTACCACCAGCAGAGGCAACTGTTACTGCCGTACCAGCTACACTAGGTGATATATCTAATCTTCCGCTTGAATCTATAGTTACGTTTGACTCAGCATTTAAAGTGTTAGCACTTGCATCACCAGTAATAACTCTGTTATCACCTTGGTTGTTTATTGTTGTACCAGCAGGGATGCTAATTGTTTCAAAACTAGGATCTGCTCCGTTGTTTGCACGTAAGAACTTACCATCGTTAGATCCTGTGCCGTGTGGAAGTTTAGTTAAGTCTACTGCTTGGTCAGCTATCGCTGCTGTATCAACTGCGTTGTCTGCTAACTCGCTAGACCCCACAGCGTTGGCTGGAATTTTACCAGCCGTCACCGCATCGTCTTTTACGCCTGCGGTGCTTATTTGTGTTAATGCCATATGTTAAGGTTTAGGATATTTAGCTTTGACAGGATCGACTATATCTGTCTTCCATTTATCAAGTCCGTTGTGGTAGATGTAATCAAGTTGATCTCCCAATGCAGGATAAGACATAGCTCTTTGTCTTTGATACTCGTTAGCTGTCCATTGATCTTCTAATTTTTTAAGTTCTGCATCTATTTCAGATTCGGTAGGTAAAGATTTACTGTTACTTTCATCCCATGTTATACCAGAGTATTCTTCGCCTTCCCACATCCATTTTGCAGTAGGATCAAGTGATTTTAATGCTTGTGCTTTTGTATATTCCATTATGCACCTACCTCCATAATTGTTATATTTGATTCGTTAGAATTTCTTTGAAAAACTAAAAAATCAACAGCATCTGGTTGTACTGATCTATGAACTATTCTAAATGTTATAGAAGTACCAGTACTTTGACCATGTGTATATATAGCATTAAGAGCAGTAAGTTCACCTCTATTTTGTAAGTGATAACTACTTTGATTTGAGTTTTCAAAAGTTGCTGTACCAACACCTCGTGCATCATTCCATGTACCATTACCACCTATTTCATATTGTATATACTGTCTACCATGAAAACTGTTTGTCGTGCTAGCATTTTCTTGTATCCACCAATGGTAATTAGCAAAAACCAAAAGAGTAGTTCCAGAAGTAACAGTAATAGAATTGCTATTTGTAATAACATAGTCTTGGGCAGCTGCGTTACTGTATGAAACTTGAGTAGTTTTTTTATGAGACTTAACCTGTAATATTGGATTTTTAAATTCTCCTGATATGTCAAAAAAAGCCATTATGATACCTCCGTTAAATTAAATTTATACTTCTTACCAGAACGGTTATTTTTTAAAAACAAGTCTGATTCTCCTTCCTGTATTGTCCAGTTACCCCATGTGCCATCTACATCGTTTGAATGTCCTTCGTTAGATAAGTGAAGGTCATTGGTGTAAACGTTTCTTACTCTATAACTTGTTGAACCTATATCGTAAGTATTATTAGCTTGTGGTATCAAATGACCAGTATCGTATATGTGCCATCTAATGCTTCCATTAGTTCCAAAATCTAACGAATTGTTTTTATCGTTAACCATTTCAAAAGCACCACTGGTTTTATGACGTATATAGCCAAAATCACCACCAGCACCATCACCATTAGAGTCTCCATCTAAAACTATTTGAGAACCACCAGCATCTGTAGATCCTACGAGAAGAGTTACTTGTCCACTACCTTGAGTCTGTATACCAGAACTTGTAGTCTCAAACTTTTTACTACCATTGTAATAAAGTTCTGTTGCTGCATCTCCTATACATTTAACACCATCTTCATTGTTACACTTTAACATTATAGTGTTACTTACAACTTGCACTCCATTTGCGTCAGCATTACTTCCGCTATCTTCAATGATTAATCGTGCATGAGCATCAGATGATTCAAATTTAGCTACATAATCATTTGAAGTAATAGATCTAATTGGAGAAGAGTTAGTTCCACCATCTACATTAATAATTCCAGTTACGTCAACACCAGCACCAACGTCTAAGTTGCCAAGTACATCAACGTGACCATCAGAATTAATTTTAAGTCTAGTTTCACCATTAGTTGAATCATAAAATTGTAAAGATGAAGAACTTCCATATATCTGAAAATCAGGGTTGTTATCTGTGTCAGTAAAAGTTAATCGTGGTTCTGTACCTATGATTCTAAGTTCACTACCACTTTTTATAATTCCTGTTGTTTCTACATTTTGAGTACCAAAGTCAGGAGAAATCTTTGTTCCAGCTATTGCTGCACTTGCGTTTACGTCAGCATTTACAATCGCTCCATCTTCTATTTTTGCAGAGTTTACTGCACCGTCTGCAATCTTAGCTGTTTCTACTGCACCACTTGCTAATTTACTTGCACTAACTGTTCCATCACTTGGCGTACCAATATTTACTGTTGATCCGATTGTAATGATGAAGAAATCAGCACTACTAGCAGGAGCGGAGCTAAATATGATAGAACTACCATCAATAGCAAATCCTTCGCTGGGTTGGTTTGTACCGCTGTTAGGTTTCTGAATGACTCCATTAATAGAAACAATGTGTTGTTCTGCAACTGCACCGGGATTTGATATAACAAATCTGTAAGCTGAACCGTTAAATGATGCACTATTACCTCCAGTACCAGAATAACTAGATATTGTGTTTATAAAATATTGACCTATACTTTGTGCTTCTTCCCATGCACTAGCAGTTCCATTATATACGAGAAGTTTACCTGAGCCAGTATTAAAGAATAAATCACCACTATCAAGAGCAGTTGAAGGGTTCGACGACCCAACTCTATACCTTGCGTTAAAGTCATTTATATCATCACTAAGTTGTTTAACATCTGTTTCTGCTGCAAGTATTTTGTGATAGTTATATATGTTACCAGATCCAGTAGAGGATACCATTAAACCTACACCAGAGGCTAATGTTTCACCATGTAAACTAGATGGAAAATTATTTATTGTTACGTTATCAGATCCATTGCCATCTGTTCTGGCAGTAGTTGATCTACCTGCTGTAGTTCCTCCTGAACCATCTTGTACAACAATACCAGCAGCATCTGAAATACTTATTATTACACCAGATGCAGGTTGTGTTGGAAAGTTATCTTCAGTTGCTATTGCTTCAAATCCACCAAATGGTTGTAATTGTGCAGCAACATAAGCAACAACAGCACCAGAAGTTGGTAACTGTGTATCACTGTCAGATATAGATGTTTGTTTTAAATCACCATGTAACTTACCGAGTGTTACATTACTGTCAGCTATTTTTAGAGTTGTTACGTTAGAATCTGTAATCTTAGATGTTATAACAGCGTTAGATGCAATAGCTGTTGAATCTATAGATGTAGGAGCATAGTGCTCGGTATCTAATGAGTCAGCTACTATATGTTCTGAGTCAACTGAATCGTCTGCTATTTGAGCACCTGTTACAGCATCAGCTGCTAAAGCTGTTGTATCTACAGAATTAGGAGCATAATGTTCCGTGTCAATAGAATC